AATAATGGTATCTATGATAGATAGTAAATAAAAATTTTATGGTAAAAAAATATGAGATTCAGAACATTAAAAATTCAAAAAAAAAGACAGAGGGCAAGACAACAAATGGAGAAAACAGAAAAGTGGGTTAGATTTCTAATTGTATTTCTATTCTGTTGTTTATTATTATTGGGGTATAAGCAATGAAGTTTATATTAACAATGATTATATGTTCTGGAATATCAGGCCAATGTATGCCACCTTTTACATTTGAAAAATCCTATATAGACGGATATGAATGTATGTTAGATGGTTATCAAAAATCATACGATAGAATTGAAGCAATGGGTAAAGATGAAGTTAATAAACATAGAATCTATATAAAGTTTGGCTGTAATGAAGATTTCTCTAACAAAGGCCCAACATCAGGTAAGCCAATCTAAAAAACGATTCAGAGTTCTTATATCAGGTAGAAGATTTGGTAAGACATATCTTTGTATTACTGAAATGATGAAGTACGCAACAAGGCCATTACAAAATATCTGGTATGTTGCGCCAACTTATAAGATGGCAAAAGAAATATGCTGGTCTAATCTTAAAATAATTCTAAACGAGTTTAATTGGATAGAAGATTTAAACGAAACCAATCTAACTGTACGAATTAAAAAATCTAATAGCACTATAAGTTTAAAATCAGCAGATCAACCTGATGCTTTAAGAGGTACAGGAATTAACTTTTTAATATTAGATGAGTTTGCTGACATTGATAAACGAACATGGTTTGAAGTATTAAGGGCTTCTATTTCTGACACTTTAGGAGATGTTTTATTTACAGGAACGCCAAGAGGTTATGGTAATTGGTCCTATGAAATGTATCTCAAAGGAAAGCAAGATAAGGAATGGGATAGCTTTCAATTTACCACACTAGATGGTGGAATGGTTAATAAGCAAGAACTTGAACAAGCTAGACTAGACTTAGATGTTAGAACATTTAGACAAGAGTTTGAGGGTACATTTGAGAATTATTCTGGTGCTGTTTATTATAATTTTCATCCTGTTGAAAGTGTTATTGATAAACAAATAGATTGGAAGAAACCTTTACATATTGGAATGGACTTTAATGTAGACCCAATGTCAGCTTGTGTTTCACAAATAGAAAAAGAAAAAATTTATTTTGTTGATGAGATAGTTATTTATTCAAGCAATACTGATGAAATATGCCAAGAAATACATGATAGATATGGAACTAAAATACCAATCTTTATATATCCTGACCCAGCTTCAAGACAAAGAAAAACATCTGCTGGTGGGAGAACAGATTTAAGTATTTTACAAAATGCTGGATTCAAAGTTAAAGCAAAATTTAAACACACAGCAATTCGTGATAGAGTCAATGCAGTTAATTCAAGACTCAAAGATTCTTTAGGAAAGAGATATATTTTTGTTTCACAATCTTGCAAAACATTGATAAAAGGTTTACAAAGACAGATCTACAAGGAAAATACAAATATTCCTGATAAGGAAGATGGTTATGACCACATGAATGATGCTCTGGGCTATTTAATAGATTATAT